GTCGTTCGCGTTGCGGTTGACCACGTAGTACGTGGTCGTGGTGAGCAGACCACAAGATGCCGAGAACGAGACGAACCGGATGATGGAGCCGTTGGCCAAACCATGCGCGGTCTTGGTGATGAGATCACCCGTGTTCGCAAGGCTGAACCCGGTCACCACAGGCGTGTCGGTGATGTTCGCGACCGCGTAGAGGGTCTTGCCCTCGCCGATGTCGCGATTCTGGATCAGGTCAACCGAGTTGCTCGAGACGACCACGGTAGTGTTGGTCGTCAGAGTGTCGTCGGTGCCTGCATTGAGGAACTGGTCGGTGTACATGTGATGCCTCCTAGTTGGTCAGTGGATCAGGCGAAGGTGATCGCGCTCTCGGAGTTGAGAATGGTGTCCACGCAACGGAGCGGGACGCCAAGGAACGAGAGCCACGAGTGCGGCGTGCCGAACTGCGAAAGGCCTTCGTTCACCTTGAGCACGTACTGGCTCTTGTCCATGGCGGCGATCGAGAGACCGCTGTGGACCGTGCGGTTCATGTAGAACGCCGGCCTGCCCATCGACATGTTGGGGATCCTGTACAGCGCGCGCGCCATGAGCTTGATCAGCGCGGTCGAGTCGCCGGTTTCCTGCGTGCCGCTCTGGCCCAGCAGGTCGTTGACGTTGATGTTGCAGATTCGAACCACGTAGCGCCAATCCTTGACGACGAGGCCGTTCTTCCACTGGTAGCGCGTCACAAGCGCCTGCATGCGGTCCGAGGACGAGGCCGTCGAGGCGCCGGCAGCGCTGGCGGTGTAGACGGTCTGCTCGCCAAGGTCCTCGTGCATCAGGCCGGCCTTGCTGCCCTTCGGGAACGGGCAGTACACGGTCTGGTCACCCCAGACGACGAGGTAGACCGAGGTCAGGTTGCCAGTCGTGCCGCCGGCATTCAGCAGGTTCTGGGCGTTGGCGGCGGTGCTGCTCGAGTACCGCGGCGCGAGGCCGAGGAACTGCTTCGGGTCGGCAGACGGGTTGCCATAGAACAGCGTCGTGGACATCGTCTGGTTCATGGCCTCGAGGAACGCGGTGTCCTCGCTGAGCCTGAACTGGGCGGTGTTGCCGTTCAGCATCGCGAGGTCCTTGTCCACCTCGCTGCGAGCCTCGAGGATGCCGCAGGCCTCATCGACCTGAGCAGTCGTGCTCTTGCTGGACGGGATGCCCTGATTCAGGGCGCGCCAGTACACGGTCGGGAGACCGGTGCGGATCACGACGCGCTCGCCGGTGGGCAGATTGCCCTCGCGGAAAACGCAGTCGGTCAGGATCTCGTTGGTCTGCGAGAGCAGCTCGGCAACGACGGGAACGCGACCCTCGGGGTCGGTACGCTTGGCCCAATCAGCCAGCGTGAGATTGGAAGAGTTCAGAACGGCCATCGGTCATCATCCTTGCGGGTTGGTGTACAGAGCCGTGGCAAGGTCATTGAATGTCTTGGGTGCGGCACCCTTGCCGCCCTGCGACCCAGCCACGAACCTGTCCTCACTGATTGCGGCACCGGCGCGGAACATGAACCGGATGAGCTCCGGGTGGTTCCCTAGACCGGACTCGTTCAGCAGCGTGCGCAGCTCGGGGGTGCCAAACGCGTCGAGGGCCTTCTTGGCCACTGCCAGATTCGCGTTGAGCTTTTCTCCACCGAACTCCTTGTCCGCGCGGGCGCCCTCGGCCCACTCGTTGCGGATCGCTTGGAGCTGCTCGAGCTGCCTCTCCTGCATGCGAGGGGCAACCTTGTCGAGCAACTTCTGCGCGGCCTCCTGCGACAGGTTGAGCTCTCGAGCGACTTCGCTGTACGAGTCGAGCACCCCGGGGTCGAACTCCTGACCCTCGGGCGCCTTGAACTCGTACTTCTCGGGAGCCCCGGTGGGCTTGCCGGCGTCGTTCGCCTTCTGCTGTGCAGCAGCCTCGCCCTGTGGCTTGGCCTGCTGTTCCTGCGTCGGAGCCTGCTGCTGGGTCACCAGCGTCTCCTGCGAGGGAGCTGCCGGTGCCTGTGGTGCTGCTGAGCCTTCAGTTGGATTCGCGGCTGTCGCTAGCGTCTGTTGCATTCTCTCGAACCATCGTTGGGTACAGTTCGGGGCACAGCGAATGGATCAGCGCGAGCATGTGTAGACCGTAGTTGCGAGTCCCCTCCGCGAATGCCATCTGCAACGCGTTCGGGTTGAACGAGAGTCGGAACACGCCGGCTTGATCCAGAAGACGCCACACGATGCGGCGCCCTCGCTTGGACCCCATGAGCCAACGCACGTCGCCCTCCTCGTTCTCGCGGCCTAGTTTGTCGCGCACGGCTTTGTCCGCCTGCACGCGCTCTTGACCGCGAAGGTCGAGAGGGTCGTAGTTGCTCACCGTGGCAACCTATGCAACGGCCCGCGCGCTATCGGTACAGGCGCTGCAGGCAGGTCAACACTAGGGCTCGCCGGCTTGGACGAGCTGCAGGCCCATGCGCTGGAGAGCCTCCGCAGGCTCCTGCGTGGTTACGTCCGAGTGGTTGAACAAGTCGGCGATCTGCTGCTGCGTCACCTGCACGCCGTATTGCACGCAAGCGTCGTAGAGCGCCTGCGGCTGGCCCATGTATACGTCAGTCAGCACCCAGTCGCCGTTCTCGTCGCGGGTCCACGACTGGAGGGGCATCAACACCTCCCACTCGGGGCCGATGTAGCCGGTTGAGATGTAGTGCGTGGCCGGATCGCTGCCCGTAGCCGACAGCGGCGTGATCCACATGTTCGCGCCTGCGACGGGGCTGATGCCGACCGCAATGGTCTGCGCCACGGGCGCGTCGGCTGCGGTCACAATCATGTTGCGGTAGACATCGGTCACAGCGTCACCCCCGACTTTGAGGCCATGTAGCGTCTTGCGCTTCCACGATCAGCCGCAGATGGCAGCGTGCCCTTGCGGATGATCATGCCATACAAGTTCATGTTGGCTTGATAGCCTGTTCCATACGAGTTCAAGCCAATGGTAGCTGGGTTTGTGTTACTTCCGGTTCCACTCAAAGTAATGTTTGCCGTTTGCTCAACTGCGTTGATTGCATAGAAAACTTGCGATGCGGCAGCATTGACTCCCCATTCCATTACTTGAGGACGCCTTTTTGTAATCGTCGGGCCCGTTTGATAAGACTGACCGTCAGTTCCCCAAAAAATCATCAACTGGTTGGCAGAACTTACAAACAATCGAATGTTGTCTCCGGCGGGTAGAGACTTGCCCCAGATCACGTTGTAATCAGAAGCACCCAAAGACTCTAAACCAGCCTGCATCCAGAAACTACCTTGCCCAAAGTTCATTCCATCCGTATCTGCGATAGTTAGCTTGTCATCCGCACCATCGAACGCGAGATACGGCCTGAACGGCTGCCCCGTGATCGTGCTCGTCGTGGCGTAGTCCGTCGCGGCGGCGATCCGCTGGTAGTCGCCTGCCGAGGTGCCGACGCGGAGGTCTGCGCCCCAGATGTAGATGCCGCTAGTGCCGTCCGTAGTGTAAGACGCAGCGTTCGGAACGGTTATTTGCGTCGGGGTTGCGTAAAAAGAAAATGTGGCTGGGTCTAGATTTGCACCAGTAGCAACGAACGATAGGTATGCGCGATACCAACCATTGCCAACGGAAGTCACGCCATATATTGCAGGTGGCGCGGTTCCGCCAACAACAAAGGATCCGTTGGACAAATCTACAGCCAAATGCGAAGAAGCTCCAGATCCTGAGTTGCTAAAAACAAAGGTCACAAAGCCGTATTCAGCAGCTTTGCAATACGCAGAAGCCGTATAAGTAGCCCCCACAGTTGCGGGGATGGCGTTGTTGTAATATGTGCGGCGCAACGACACACCCGAAGCTGCGTCTGGAATGATCTTGTCCGCTGTTTGCGTCGAGTCTGGAGCGACTGCAACATTTGTGCTGACGCTTGTGCCTTGCTTATTCCAAGCCCCATTATCAAACTGCTCACTATACGTCAGCAGGTTATACCGCGCCCGCAGCACCGGACGGGCTGCACTGCCTGTCTGGTAGGCGTGGTTGCCGTCGGGAGTGATGCTTCCCGTCGTGCCAGCAAGAGTCCACGTTTCTCCAGTTGCTGCGACGAACGTGGATCCACCAGTGTAGCGAGTGGGGTCAAAGTCCACCTGCAATACGGCACCAGCATAAACTTGTGCCCGATAGATTTTGCCAACGCATGGCTCTGAAAAGACGACTCCAGTGCCAACAATCAAAGCCGAGGTGCTGGCGTAAATGTTTCCGCTAGCGGTAGAGATTGTTGCGCCTAGCTGCGACCACGTTGATCCGTTGGCAGAAGTGTAGAACAAAACGTCGCCAGTGCTGGAGTTGCGCGTCACTCGAATCCAGTTCGTGGAGTTTGCCGCAAATCCGGTTGCCGCAGAAGAGGTGGCCGTGGCAAACGTCGTGGAGGACGTTCCAAAGATAAGACTCAGCTCGCCGGTCGTGTTGACGCGAAGTGCGTAGCCCATGTTGGAACCACCGCTGTCGCGTTTGGTAACCATGGATTGCGTTGAGCCAGACGCCCAGCTTTGCAGGATAGCTCTGGCTCGAATATCAATGTCACCAGTGACTTGATTGGCTGCTGCGCTGGGGGTTGTGAACTGTCCTGTGGCGGATGCGTTTCCAGCGTTTGTAGAAACGGCCAGCCCCTTCCTCCGGTCCAGCATCAGCCCCACAGGCTGCTCGACCTCGGTGACCGGGAGCGTGCCTGCGGCATCCTGAAACAGCAGCGGCTGGGCCTGCACCGTCGAGAGGTAGGTGATCTCGGGGGTGATGATGCGCTGGTAGGCGGTGGGGGCAATAGAGTCTTCCTCTAGTTGTGCTCCCCATATCAAAACTCCATTTGGAGCAGTTCCAACTTGCGAGTTGCGCCCAGTTGCGTTTGTCGTGCTGGACATGATCGTCAAGTAGCTATTGCCGGACGGTCGAACAAAGCTGATCGAACAGCGATACCATCCAGATCCTACGTCAGTGATGGTGCTTGCAAAGATATTTGACCCAACTGTGTTTCCTTTGGTGCCGTTTGTCAGGTTGAAATATTGACCGTCCTCAGTGCCACCGGCAGCAAACAAATAAACAAAGTTCGCGCCGTCAGCTTTGGCATACAAAGACAAAGTATGTGGCACCACATTGAGTTGGAACAGCTTGTACAAACCAGAGTCAGATGTAACTGACGAAATAGACAGCTTATCCGCAGTCGAGGTTGCGTCAGGAGCTGCTCCGGCATCTGCCGACACCGATGTGTTGACGGCTTTGACCCAGTAGGCGTTGTCGAACTCCTGCGTGTACGTCAGCCTGTTCCGCCGCCACGTCGTGTTGTTCCCCGACGGGTCGTACCACGCGCCCTGCTCGCCAGCGGCGAACAACGACGCGACTACCTGCTCCAGCGACACCGCGCCGGGACGGTTCAGGGCGAGGGATAAGCTGGAGAGGTACATGGCTTAGAACAGGGCTACGAGGTTGGTGGCCGTTGCGCCCGACTTCACCTGCGTGCAGCGCACCGGCAGAATCGTGCCGGCAAGCAGGCCCGCGAACGCGACCTCGTCACCGTTCTCCATGACGAGCGTGGCGTTGCCGCCGCCCCCGACGTAGATGCCTCGAGCGGTCTTGGCGAACGTGACGCCCAGCGTGACGACCACGGCTTCGCTGGCCGGGGCTGGGTTGTTGACGACGGATGCAGACGAAACGGGCATGGATCAGACCTCCTGCGCGGTGGGTGAGTTGTAGCCAGAGAACAGACCGACGATGTCCTGCAGCGCGTTGGGCTCGCCGCCTGTGGGCGCCTTGGCGAGGCTCTGCACGGTGTTTGCCTGCTGCTGCATGGCGGCAGCCTGCTCCTTCGCCGCGAGCGCCTCGTTGCGCTTCTGGCGCAGCAGGGCCACGTTCTCGGTCGCGAGCACAAGCGAGGGGTCCACGCCCAGCATGTCGCTGTAGGCATCGACCCACTGGTCCGCGTCGAGCTTGTCGAGGACCTCGGGCTTCATCTGTGCCAGCGTCCCGAGGTTGGCCACGAAGCGGTCCACCCCGTTCACGCCGATGGCCTTCTGAGCCTGCGCCAACATGCTGACGAACTCGACGTTGAGCTCCATGCCCTCGAGCTCCTGCGGCGGGGGCGGCAGCACGCCGGCCTCGAGCATGCGCAGGAAGGTGATCTCGATCATGGGGTCGAGCATCTCGTTGTGCACGCGCTCGAGGACCGGGCCAAGCTGCACGAGCTTCTCTTCGCTGCGCATCGCGACCTCGGTGGCGGTCATGCGGGTGTCCACCGCGTTTGCGAGCATCAGGAACAGGTCCGCGTGGAAGGCGCTGCGGATGCGGTCGCGCACGTCCTGAATGTCCGCGAGCAGGTGCTGCAGGTTCAGGTTCACCTCGAACGCGGTGCGGATGCCAGCCTGCGGGCTGTTCGAGTCCACGTAGCTGATGCCGCCCGGGAGCGTCTCGATGTCCCGGTTGCGCATCGAGGTCGGGACCTGCAGCGGCGGGCGGGTCTGGTAGTCGATGCCCTGAGCTTTGCGCAACTGCTCGTGCTGCAACTGCTTCACGTCCCCGAGCGCTTCCATGCCCGGGCTGTGGCCGTAGATGTCCCCGCCGGCGAGCGCCCAGCGCGGCACCAGCACGGGGAAATCGCGGAACCCTGATTCGCGCAGGAACTTGTTCTCCTCGCCGCCTAGCTCGAAGTAGCAGGAGCGGTAGGGCATGTTCTTGGCGTCGGCCTTGCGCGCGTCGCGCTCGCGGTCAGCTCGAGGCTCGATCGCGTGGATGATAGTCACCCACTGGTCGAGGGTGCCGCGGTCCCACATGTTCTGCACCGACTTGGAGCAGTTCTCGTAGCCGAACTCCTGCACGACCTCGGCCACGGTCTTCTGGAACTCGCGGTAGAACGTGTTCACGATGCCGCGGTAGTCCGCGCTGATGGCGAACTCGCCCACGGTCACGGGGTAGTGGTGGATGACCCTGTCGTAGTCAGGCAGCAGCAGGCTCGAGGTCGTGCCAAAGGCGCCGAGCTCCTCGTACATCCCGTGCAGGGTGCGGTAGGTGTTCGACTTGCTGAACACCATGAGCATGCGCTTGGTGACATCGTCGAGCCACATGCGCACGCTGTGGAACTTGTTGAGGTCCGGGTCGGGCGTCGCGAGGCGGAACCACGGCCTTGCCGGCGAGGTGGCGCCGGCCATCATGCCCGCGCCCAGCACCTTGAGCGCGCGCGTGCCCGTGTTGTCGTAGATCGCGTTGTGCCGGCGCTCGCCGCGGTTGCGGTCCTGCACGAAGTAGCGGCCAGCTCGAGGCAGCAGGTACTGCGTGATTTCCTGCCAGTGCGCCCACCAGCTCGCGCGCTCCGACTTGAGGGCGCCCCAACGGGTGAGCAGCTTGTCGCGGCGTGGCGACTTGGGGTGGGACTGGCCGAGGGAGTACATGTCCATGCGTCAGCTCCCCAGCAGGGTGCTCGAGCCCAGCATGCTCATAGGCGCGCCGAGCTCGATGGAAGGTTCCGGCATGAGGCTGCCGAGTATGGTGCCCTCGAGGAACTGCTTGCGCCGGCGCGCGAGCACTGACGGCGCCTGCTTCTGCTCCTGCCGCATGACCTCGTTGCGCGCGGTGATCTCGCCCATGCCCGTGCGCTTCTTCTCTGCAGCCACTGCCACAGCCCTCGTAAAGTCCCCCGCCGAGGGAAGCAATCCCGACAGGCTTGCCGAGCCTAGTAGCTGGTCAAAGCGCCTCGTGCGCGGCTGCGGCGTTGCCATTTGTTGCGTGTTGATCATTCGCCTAGCAGGGTGCTCCCGCCCACGTTGTACTCGCCCTGCTTGACGCCCTGCGGGCCCGTGAGCATGGTGCCGCCCACGCCCTTGCGACGTGCCTCGGATTCCGCGCGCATGATCGCGGCCGTGTCAGGCTCGGCCATGTTCGCCGCACGCATGCGTTCCTCGCTCAGGCGCTGCTGCCGTTGTGCCTGCGTCTGCGCTTCCTTCTGCGCCTGCTCTTGCCGGCCGAGCGCTTTCTTCTGCGCCTTGGCCTGCTGCTGCCCGGAGTAGACGCTCGAGGCAAGGCCGCCTGCGGCTGCGATCAACGCAATGGTGGAAAGTGCTGCCATGGTCAGAGCTTCTTGAAATGGGACCGCTCCACGACCTCGTAGCCGAGGCGCTCGAACAGTTCGCCGGCAGGAGCCTCGCCGGCCACGAGCAGGTCTGACATGACGACGCCAGCAGCGCCCTTCTCGGCACCCCAGCGCTCGAACGCGCGCAGCAGCCCGATGGCGCTTGGCCGGCCACGCAGCTCGGGCTCGACCCACCAGCCCAGCTCTGCGGCCACGGGCGTGCTGTCGTACCACTGCGTGAGGATCTGGCCTGCGATCGCGCCCACGATGCGCTCGTCCTCGACCGCGACGAACAGCCCGCCGAACTCGAGCACCCCGAGCAGCATGTTGCGCACGCGCGCCTCGCTGACGGTCGTGAAGGCGCTGTACGGACTGGCGTTGAGGAACCTGCGGCTCAGCTCCACGAGCTGGTCAAGGTCCTCCTCGGTGCCGGCGCGGATGATGGCCACGATGGGACGCTAGGCCAGCCCCATCCTGTACCGGTACACGGTCACAGCTTGTACGGGTCGTAGTCGCGGGTCGGGTGCCTCGAGGCGCGGGCCTGCTCGAGGGGCGACCGCCGGCGCACGGGCGAGGCAAACGTGAGCGCGAGGGCATCCGCGAGGTCGGGCGAGGCGCCGCCCTGCAAGCGCTTCTTGATGTCCTCCTTGGACTCGAGGACGCGCCGGCCCTGCGGGTCGTACCAGTACGTGGGGGTCGCGAGCTCCTGCTTCAGCGCGGTGTCGTTCGGGATGGCGCCACCGTTGCGCAGCCACTGCGACATCTCCCACCACATCTCCGCGCGCCGGTTGACGAACAGCTTGTCCGCGGTTGCCCGCCCACCGAAGGGCACCTCGACCACGTCGTACCGGAGCTGCCGCAGCCGATCGATGACGCCGGCGCCGGCCCCGCTATCGATGAACACCGCATCGGGCTGCCAGTCCTCGATGAGGGCCGCGACGCGTGCCGCGAGGTCCATCGAATCGATGCCTTGGAACACGTGCGGTTTGAGGGCCACGAGCCCCTGCCGCTGGAAGATCACGCTGCGGTCGTCGCCAAAGCGCGCAGGATCGACGCCTAGGATCTTCGGCGCCTCGAGGATGTCCGCGTCGGGATACTCGCGCCGGGCCGCTGTTTCGGCATCCAGCAGGCTCACAAGCTGGTCTACGCCGGCGGCCGTGAAGTCGCACAGGTACTCGCGAGCAAACGATGCCTCGCTCATGTCGCGGCGCAAGCGCTCGACCTCGAGGGCATCGAGCGCGTTGGTGTCGTACACGGTCCACCTCGAGGCGCTCCAGTCCTCGAGCTCCTCGGCCCGGTAGAACAACTCGGAGAACAGGTTGATGCCCGAGGGCGTGCCAATGAACAGCGCCCAGCCTTTGCGGTCGCTGAGCATGGGCTGCACGATGTCCTGCCAGACCTCCGGCTTGATCTGCGCGACCTCGTCGAGGACGACGCCGTCAAGGCGCGCGCCGCGCAAAGCATCGGGGTTGTCGCCGCCGAGGATCTTGAGGGTGGCGCCGTTGTGCTTGCACACGATGGTAAGCTCACCCTCGTTCACGTCCACCGCGCCCACGCGCCGCAGCTCTTCGACGCGCTGCTTCAGGCGGGTCCACGCGAGCAGCTTGGCCTGCTTCAGGAAGGGCGCCACGTACGCGAAGAACGGCAGCTCGAGCTTGGCCTTCAACGCCGCGTTCAGGAGCTCCATCAGCGCGAGTTCGGTCTTGCCGGCACGGCGGTGCAGCGCGAGCACCCGGAAGCGCGTGCGGTCCTTGTGCACCTGCACCTGCCACGGCCGCGGGCGGTACTGCAGGTCCACCGTGCGCGCGTTGCTCATGCGTCAGGCACGCCGGTCACCACGTTCACGGTCACGCCGCCCGAGTGTTCGACGTTGGTGCGGTCGCCGTAGCGGTTGGGATACCAGCGGGCCAGCAACCACTTGTCGGTGTCGAGCTGCAGGCGCCGGTGCTGCACGTCGTCGGGATGGTCGCTGGGCTCGGACGCGAGCTGCCGCATTCGCGCTGCAATCGTGTCTCCCATCAGCTCCCGCGCGCGCGCGTATTCAGCGGCGAACTTCTCGTCCTTCCCCAGCCATTCATGCACCGTCCGCATGGGGGTCTTGTACTGGTCGCACCAGCTCACAAGCGTCTTGCCGCTGCCGACCCATTCCACGATGGACGCGGCCTTGTCCGCCGGCACAGGCTCAGGTGGCCGCCCCACCTTCTTGGGCAAGGCGTTTCCATCCGTGGGCTTGTTGCGCCCGGATCTCGTAGTTGCAGACCTTTTGGACATAGGACCTCTTCAAGCCGAGCATGCGCGCGATAGCGCCATAGGACAAGCCCTGCTCCTCGCGAAGGTCGCGGCAGCGGGAGACGAGGACTTCGGGGACCGTCGCGTTGTGATGGTACTGCCCGATCGGCCGACCATCCTCGTTGAGCGCGACGTAGCGCCGGGTCACTTCTTCTTGTACGCCTTGCGCGCGGCGGCGCGGACCTTGCCACGATCGGCCGCGTTGTATTCGCGACCCACCTTCTGGGGGATGCCCACCTTGGCGGCAAACTCCTTCGAGTGTGCGACTGCCGCCATCATGCGGGCTTGTGCTGCGGACTTACTGGGCACGGGTGTACCTCACGGGCTTCAGGGGTTGCAGGCGTGAATCGGTTGCGGTGCGCGCGAGCAGTGTCACGCGCTGGGTGAGCGCGGCGTTGCTTGCGTTGCTGGCCTCGAGGTCATCGATGAGGGCCCAGATGGTCTGGGCTGCGAGCACGATGGAGTCTTGCGTCTCCTCGCTCTCGGTCGGGAACTTCTCGAGGGTCGTGGCCTCGAGGGTTTCGCGCGCCGCGAGAGAAGCCTTGAGTGCCTCGAGGTCAACAGCCATCGCGGTCACCTCGGGTCCAGAATGCGAGCATGCGATCGATCTGGGCCACGGTCGCGTAGTCGTGCGCGTCGCGAGCTCGGTAGAACCTCTGCAGCAGGCGCCCGGGAAGTGTCTCGCCCTCGAGCTCGGAGCACGTGGCGCACAGGATTAGCTTGGACCCTTCGCGCTGGAAGAACGCGTCGCCCTCGCAGCCGCACACGCCGCACACGAGGAAGCTGGACCTCACGCGCCGTCCTCTTCAAAGCGCGCGCGGATGTTCTCGTGGGTGCGTCGCAGGCGCTCGAGGCGCATCCACAGCAGGATGGACCAGCCGGCCACGTCCTCGAGCTCTTGTTGGATCTCGTTGACCAGCCGCGGCGTGGGCATCTCGAGGCTTGCGTCTCCGTACGTGCGGGCGCCCTGCTGCAGGCGCGCGTGCACCTTGTTGCAGAAGTTGGCGAACGCCTCCTCGAGCTCCGGCCGCATGCGGTGGAGTGTGCCGGCGTTGCGGTCCAAGGTCAACCGTGGGGCCAGCTCGGGAAATATTCCCTGCAGATTTCAGTTGTTGGTGTTGACATCCGATCAACAACTTGCTTCGATTCGCAGGTCAACCAACGGAAACAAACATGAACACGAACGAAACCAAGCACAACATCCGCGCCTCCGACTACAACACCTTGCGCGAGGCGATCGCCACCGCGATTGGAATCTCCGCGCAGGAGAGGGACGTGGTTATGCTGCACGTCCACGACTTCGACTTCGACGACGCCCGCGCTGCGCTGGCCGGCTGGTGCTCTGCCCAGTTCTGCGGCGGCCATGAGTTCGTGGGCACCGACCTCACCAGCGGTCGTTTCGCGCACGTGGCGCTTGCCGAGGTGCGCTCGTGAGCCTCGCGGCCCGCATCAAGGCCCACCCTGCGGTGGCGCAGTTTTACTGGGCAGGCAGCGACCGCACTGGACGTTGGTGGGTCGATCTTGCCAATGGCTGGGAATACACCGGCCCTGCGTTTGACGCTGGCATCTACGCTAGGCGCAGCGCAGGAAGCGCACTGTACGGCGAGACCTCTATCGAGGCTCGGTTGCTGCGCGATATGTGGACTGCTGTGCAAGCCGCGACCTACAACGCGGAGAACTTGACGCGATTCGACCGCGTGTTCGTTAGCAACTGCAACGGCACGACCATCATCAACTGCAAGGAGGTGGCCCAGTGACCACTGCAACCCAGTACACCGTCACCGTGCGCGGCACGGACGTGACGTTCACCAGCGCCTTCGACAACCTCGAGCTCGCGTACTTCGCGCTGGCCGGGGCGCCCAACCCCAGCCAGTTCGCGCAGGATCTGCTGGCAGCCGCGCGCGCTCGCAAGCTGAGCCTCAAGCAGGCCGCGTGGATCCACAAGCTGGCCACCGATCTGGTGCGCCCCACCCCGGATGCCGACGCAGCCGTGGCCGGCGTGGACGCGACGCAACTCGTGCAGCTCCTGCGGAACGCGCAGGCTGACGGCAAGCACTACCCCAAGATCCGCGTGCCCCACGAGGACGGGACGCTCGAGGTCGCGCTGAGCGACAAGCGCCCGGGTTTCGTCGCGGTCGTGCGCACGGGTCGCTACCCGGACAGCCAGCTCGTGGCGCGCATCGATGCCGCCGGTCGCGTGCACCTTGCGCATGGCTGGACCTCGAGCCGCGAGGCCACGATTCGCGCGGTCGCGGCCAACCCGCAGGAGGAGCTGGCCAAGGCAGGCCTGCGCACCGGCACGTGCTGTTACTGCTCGAGGCCTCTCACCGCGGCCGAGAGCGTGCACGTGGGCTACGGGCCCATCTGCGCCGCGCGCTTCGGGCTGCCGTGGGGCGGCCCGCTGCCGCAGGACCCGCCGGCGCTGGAGCTGTTCCAGTGACCTCGCACCTCCGTAGCTGGGTCCTCATCGAGGGGCAGCAATGGAGGTGGGACACGCTGGCGGACCTGCTCGCGTTGTTGATCCAGCATCAACCCACCGAGCGGGTTCTGCCGATATGCCAAGGCAACCCCTACGGACTCACGTTCCCGGCGCCGCGCGCGTGGCTGCACCTCGACGAGACGGGCCGGCACGGCATCTTCAAGGACCATCCGTGAAGCACCCAGAACTCCCCGCGTGCCCCGAATGCCAGCGCGGTGCCTCGGTGCAAGCCATCGGCGGCTACGACAAGAAGACCCAGCAGTCCTTGTGGTACTTCAGGTACGTGTGCCTCGACTGCGTGCTCACCTTCTGGGTCAAGAAGCCTGACCGCTTGCGCAAGCGGGCGCGAGCTCGGTACAGCCAGCGGCTCAAGTAACGCTACCCCAACACCCGAACAACCGCCCATGATCCGATACCTCCTTGCAGCCTTCGTCCTCGC